ACGCTTCGAGGTTGGTGGTTTGAACCAGATTGACGTCACAGCCCCAATGCCGACAGAGGCAGAACGTGCCGAGTATTTCAGAACGCACGACGAGAACGGCAACCTAATCATCCCCAACGAGTTTGCGCCACCCAGCATCCCTGGCACAGGTGTTAAGCTCGACGAACCAAAAGCCTACAACCTTCCATACGAATACTCTTTACCTCGCTTAGGTGTTGCTGGCATTGAAGCATTGACGACACTAGGCACAGGCGCTTTGGCTTACCCATTAGGCGCAGCATACGGCATAGGCAGTAACTTATTAAGCGGCAAGTACGGAACAACAGAGGGTGCACGATTAGCTGACGAAGAGGCTGCAAAAGCGGCAGAGGCTATGACATACATACCTCGCACAAAGACAGGACAAGAAGCAGTTGAAGGTCTTGGCGATATATTTGAAGCTTTAAAAATACCGCCGATCATTCCCGAGTTAGCAGGATTGCAAGGCATGCGCCGTCCGATGCCCGACGACGTACGAGCAATTGGCGGCAAGGGATTGGAACTCGCAGAAGACGTTCGCAACCTCAAGAACGATTACCTGAACGCGCAGGCAGGCATTACGCGCGAAAGACCAACCCTTGGCGCATCTTTACAGCGCAAAGCCAAAACACTTGGTGACTATGTCGCAGAGAGACAAGCCAATGAGCGTGAGTTCAGACAGAACTATTCGCTAATGCCAAGCATGGCAGAGGCAGGCAAAAGCTACATCGTCAATCCAGAAGGCAATTTGAATTTGACACCAATCGTCCGCGCAGAGTCTTTGAAAGGTCCAGACAAACAGACTGTCGGAAACTTTATGAGACAGATTCAAAGCATTCCAGGTGTTACAAAGGCAGGCATTGCTGAAGCACTTTCCCACATAAAAGAATTAGATCAGACTTCTTTGATCACCAAAAGTGAATTCGAGAAATTGGTTCCAGCTTCACAATATTCTAAAGTAGATTTGTCAGATTCAGCAGGTGTGAACCAACACCTATTGGATGAGGCAGATGAGTTGATACATGAAAACGCAGACCTTTTGTATGAAAACATTTCTGAAAGATTGGGTCTAGATCCTTATGAAAACGATAATGCTTATTTCTTACAACAACTTGACGCAGGAGAAGTTGGGTTAGAGGATGCTCCTCCTGGATTCATTGAGGCATTTGGAGACACTCCAGAAAATGAGATCCTCAATGCATTCGACTCGATCAAACAGGAAGAACACACAGAGCTTGTGGATCAGTACGTTATGGAAAGGCAAGATGATGGCGATGAGCCTCGACGCAATATTTACCAATACGATCAACGTTTGCGCGCTAATTATAAAAATGCTGATGATGATGATTATTTTGAAATTGGGGTGACGCATCCAGAAGTGTCAGATGAATACCATCACTACAACGGAGAAGAAAATCTGTTCGGACACGCAAGAGGTTCATTCATTCGTGCAGACGCATCTCCTGAGGACAGACTATTACTTGTTCCTTATTCTGAAACGACAATAACAGCTAAACCAAATTCTGCCGTGATTGAGGAGATACAGACAGACTCTCTTAAAGGAGAATATGCAACTGTCGACGGACAATTTAAGCGGAAACATCTTCCGCAAAAGGGAATTTTAAATCAAGCAAACAGCACTGTATTCAAAGCTGCAATTCAGCATGCTTTGGAAGGTGGAGCAGACACAGTATACTTGCCAACTGCAAAAACTGTTGCATCGCACAAGGAACGCAATCTTGAAGAGAAGCAATTAGTTCCTGTGTATGACAAACAGGTTGTAGAAGAAGGATTGCGCCCTCTTTTGAAAATCCCAGGTGTGACTGCTCGCAAGCTCGAAGGGTATTGGGAGATAGATTTCTCTCCAGAAGCAAAAGAATTCATACTCAACCTCGAAGGACAAACTATTACAGGTTATAATGAGGGTGGCGTCGTTCACATGTCAGACGGTGGATTGTGGGAAGGCTATGGCGCACCAATGGGTGAGACTCCAAATTACTACAGAGAGCAAGAAGACTCGCCTGTGCATTCGCGTTCTAATTTGAATTACGGCAACCGCAAATACAGCAATGCTGACGTAAGCTGGAACGAAATAAGCACGGACGTTGATCTGTTAAATAAATACGGCGTAGGTGCGACCAAACAAAGCTCTGTCGTCAAATTGCACAATGACAAGATCAAACAATCAGACATAAGCGAGCTGCGCGCACGTTACGCAACAGACGACGGAACTCAATACGCAGTTAGCCGTAGACCTTTGGACAGGACTTGGTCTGTTCGTCGTAGCGAACCACGCGATCAGTCTTCTTTGTCTGTGGACATTTCTCCTGATTACAAAGGCATAAGTTACACTAAAAATTTCGCAGAGGGTGGTTTAGTTTATGACCACGACTCTGTATCAAGCATGGCAGATGAATTGCTAGGGTCGATGAACTTTGCAGAAGGTGGACCAGCGTTGTCTGTTGGTCGTGGAGAGAAACTTCCTGTGTCGCGAGGAGCAGGGCTAACAGCAAAGGGGCGTGCAAAAGCAAACAGAGCTACAGGCTCTAACCTTAAAGCACCAGCCCCGCACCCTAAAACTGAAGCAGATGCAAACAGACGCAAATCATTCTGTGCTCGAATGTCAGGTATGCCTGGTCCTATGAAAGACGACAATGGCAATCCTACTCGAAAAGCTGCATCATTAAAACGTTGGAACTGTTAAGGAATATAAATGGCTAAAGATATGATGGACGACGAAGAAGAACTTCAAGGCGAGACCGTTGAATTAGAAGAAGAGGACACTGGCGTACGCGATACAGAAGACGGCGGTGCAATGGTTACGCTTGAGAATGAAGAGAATCATCAGCTTCAAACAGAGCACTTTGCCAACATCGTTGACGACATCGATCAAAAAACTCTTAAAAAGATTGTTGACGATTTAATAACTAAAATTGAGCGTGACAAAGACGCACGCAAGAAAAGGGATGAGCAATATGAAGAGGGCATTCGTCGTACTGGTCTTGGTGATGACGCTCCAGGTGGTGCGCAATTTACTGGAGCCAACAAGGTTGTTCACCCGTTGATGACAGAGGCTTGTGTTGACTTTTCAGCACGAGCAATGAAAGAGTTATTCCCTTCAAATGGTCCTGTTCGTAGCAAGATCATAGGCAAGCAAGAGAAAGCCAAGCTTGACAAGGCAGAGCGCAAAGCTAAATACATGAACTGGCAATTGACTGAGCAGATGTTAGAGTTCCGCTCAGAGCTAGAGCAATTGACCACGCAATTACCATTAGGTGGCGTGCAGTACATGAAATTGTTCTGGAATAAAGACCTTAACCGTATCACTTCTGAATTTATTCCTGTCGACGATGTTTACTTGCCGTTCGCAGCATCAAACTTCCACACAGCCGAGCGCAAGACGCACGTTCAATACATAACTAAATACGAATATGAGAAACGCGTTCGTGCTGGAATGTACCGTGAAGTGGATCTTGGCATGGCGGATGACATTGATTATTCAAAAGCGACCAAAGCAAATGATAAGATTGAAGGTCGAGAAGACAATTCATACAACGAAGACGGTTTGCGCACTGTGTTTGAGATCACTACGGCAGCAGACCTTGAGGGCGACGACTTCTTGCCGTACGTCATCACTGTTGATAAAGCCACAGAAAAATGTTTGGCAGTCTATAGAAACTGGGATCCTCGTGATGAAAGTTTCAAAGAGCCACTAGTTTCAATCGTAGAATTCCCGTTCGTTCCTTGGCGCGGTGCTTATCCAATCGGTTTAACACACATGATCGGTGGTTTGTCAGGAGCTGCGACAGGCGCACTACGAGCATTGCTTGATTCTGCACACATTTCCAATATTCCAACGCTTCTAAAATTGAAAGGTGGTCCTAACGGTCAGAACGTTAACCCACAACCAACAGAAGTTATTGAGTTAGATGGCGGAATTAACGTAGACGACGTTCGTAAAATAGCAATGCCAATGCCGTTTAACCCACCAAGCCCCGTTTTAATGTCATTGTTAGGCTTTTTGGTTGACGCTGGCAAAGGCGTAGTGCAAACTACATTCGAAAAACTGTCAGATCAAAATCCAAACATGCCAGTAGGCACGACATTGGCGTTGATCGAGCAAGGTATGGTGGTGTTTTCATCAATCCATTCTCGTTTGCACAATTCAATGGCGCAAGTTTTGAAGGTGATGCACCGTTTAAACTCTGCATACCTAACAGAAGAGATGGTTATGGACGAATTTGGAGAGAAGATGGTTGATCCGTCTGACTTCGATGGTCCATTAGACGTTATACCTGTCTCAGACCCAAATATATTCAGCGAAACACAGCGATTTGCCCAAGTTCAAGCTGTTCAACAGCGAGCAATGGCATTGCCTCAGCTTTATGATGTCCGCAAGGTTGAAGAGCTATTCCTTAAACAGCTGAAAATACCAGAGGGTTTGGAGTTATTGATACCCAAGCCTGAGCCTAAAGACATTGATCCAATCCAAGAAAACTTTGCAGCTTCAGTCGGCAAGCCTATTGGTGCGTTGCCTGAGCAAGAGCATATCGCTCACTTGCGCGTGCATTTGGCATTCTTGCAGTCACCGATGTTTGGTCAGAATCCAATCATTGCTCCTATGTTCGTTCCTGCCATCGTGTCTCACATAAAAGACCACTTGTTAATGCACTACATGAAGATAAGCAGAAAAGGTTTAGTAGCAGCAAGCGATAGTGGTATGCTAGGCGATGATGCTATGATGGAAGCACAAGCAGCCGTTGAGATTCAACAAGCGATTGAGCAAGCGATACCACCTGAGTTCCTACAAATTGTAAGTCAGGCTTACGAAAAAGCGCAACAAATGCAACCGCCTACACCGCAAGATCCTACACAGGTTGCAGCAGACGTTCAAAAACAATCAATCGCACAGCGTGCTCAGTCTGACCAGATGCGTCTGGAAGCACAACAACAACGCGATCAAGTTCAAGCTCAGACTCAAATGCAGCGCGATCAAATTCAAGCTCAGACTCAAGCTCAACGTGATGCTGTTCAAGCAGATCTACAAAAACGTCAAGATGAATTGGCATTGCAAACAGAATTGCTAAAACAAGATCGTGAAGATGCACGCAAACAAGCTGAATTAGCTACGAGATTAGCGATGAATCGTGAAGACAATGAGACAGCTAAAGAATTAACAGCTGTAGAGGTTGCAAGCGGAGAAAGAACGTCGATGACGACAGGCACTGGAATTAACCCTAATCCTTAAGGAGAAACAAAATGGCAACAACAGACAAATGCAATTGCAAAGATTCACAAGGCGTATCACAGCACCAACGCATTGCGATGGGCGCTAAGCTAGACGGTAAATCATTGCCAGGAACACCAGTAAAAACACAGTCAATCCCTAAATAATGCAGATTGATAGAGTTTTAAACTTATTAACGACGGCGCAGCAAGAGTTGGCAGTAGCTGCACTTCGTTCACCAAATTCACATGATGCGTTTGAATACGGGCGCATGGTGGGGATGTACGCTGGAATGGAGCGTGCTATAGAAGTAATTTTGTCAACAATTAAAGAGGATAATGATAATGTCTGATCAAACGCTGGATGATGCGTTTCCAAATGCAGACCCTGGAATAACACCTTTTGGGAGTTATGTATTGGTACAAATTAGGGCGCCAAAGCTAAAAACAGCAGGCGGTATTATTCTACAAGCTGAGACCACTGAGACAGAGAAGTGGAATACGCAAGTAGGAAGAGTGGTAACAGTTGGACCGTTGGCTTTCAAAAACCGTAACACTATGGAGTTATGGCCAGAAGGCGCTTGGTGCGAAAAGGGCGATTTTGTTCGAGTCGCCAAGTACGGTGGTGATCGTTGGGAAGTGCGCATTGACAAAGACACGACCGCAATGTTCGTAATTTTTAAAGACACGGATCTAATCGGCAAGGTAACAGCTGACCCATTAGCCATTCGTGCTTTCTTATAGCTGATCAAAGGAGCTAGGCATGGCAAAAGAAAAAGAAGTAGAATCACTCATTGAAGATGACGAAGAAGAGTTGAAGGACTCGGAGTATGTTGTCGTTGAAGATCCGATTAAAGACGAAGATGACGACGAAGAAGAAAGTAATTTAAAATCGTCTGAAGAAGAAAGCGAAGCTAGTAGCGAAGAAGACCGAGAGGCTATCCGTGAACGCCGTCGACTAGAGAAGAAAGAGCGAAAAGAGCGCCGTGATAAAGCTATTGGGCGTGATAAAATTGAGCTTAACTTTTTACGCAGTCGCAATGACGAGTTAGAACGTCGCATTGGTGCTGTTGAAGCACACACAAAGAATGCAACGATTACTGACACAGACCGTTTAATAAACGAAGCTGTTAACGAAGTTAGCGCTGCAGAACGAATAATTGCAAAAGCTGTTGAAGCTGGTAATGGTGAAGACGTAACAAAAGCAATGCGTTACAGAGACCAAGCCATCGCCAAAGTTCAGCAGTTAAATCAATACAAACAGCAACAGACTCAGCCAGAGAAAGAAAATCGCCAACAAGTTGATAGCGAAGTTGCGCATTACGCTAAAGAGTTCATGGAAGAGCACAGCTGGTATGATCCTTCAGGCAAAGATGAAGACTCAGCCATTGTGTTAGCGATTGACAATAAACTAGCGCAAGAAGGCTTTGATCCTCGTTCTGAAGAGTATTGGGATGAATTACATGACCGTATTAAACGTCGTTTGCCAGAGAAATTCAAAGCTGCACGCAAACCGACTGGTGGTCCTGCTATAGGTTCTGGTCGCGAACATGCACCAGTTTCTACTCGAAAAGAGATTTACATCAGCCCAGATCGTAAGGCTGCTCTTATCGAAGCAGGCGCATGGGACGATCCTGTATTGCGTCAACGTTACATAAAACGTTACGCAGAATATGACCGTGCGAACAAAAGTTAAAATAGTAGTTTTCTTTTTATAAAAATTAGAACATAATTCTAATCAATTGCTGAATGGAGCAAGTAATGACAAATACAAATGATGAACGTTTAAAGAAAAGTGTAGGTGATGGTCGTGGAGATCGCGCGATGGAAAATCGTGCTGTCACACAAAATCGTGAAATCTCAGATGCAGACCGTCTAGATATATTTCGGCAACAGTTCTTTCAATCTTCACTTCCTGATCTACCAAAAATACCTGGATACCACGTATGCTGGTTGACCACT